ACTTGTCTGCAACTTTTTAGCTGTTAACATTGGTTTAATTGTACCGTGACCTTTACCCAAGTAAGATGAAAATGTTGTTGTATATTTTCTATTTGTTGTTGGGGGAAATTGATGTGGTGAACCTAAAGACGCCATTGGTTTATATACGTCAGCAGCTGGACCGACACCAATGCTTGGATTGCCTAAATATTCTTTAAAGGTCAGCATATAATACTATTTTAAATCCTTAACTTTATCATCTATTTCACCATCAAATATAGATAATAGTTTATCTGCAACTTTATTTCTTATAGTGCCTGGTACCATTCTACTTGAAGGACCAGCAAGTTCTTTTACTTTATTATCTACTGCATATCTAAACAATTTAACTGCTAAATTTTTATCAAAAACGCCTTTTGCTTTTTTACGAGCAAGATTTAAAATAATAGGTTGTATTTGTTTTCTATATAAAGTTTCATCATTACTAGTTTGTAATACTAATTCTCTTTCACTAAAAGATTCTTTTTGGTATCTAGTTAAGAAGGTTGAAAATTTATTTTCTTCTTTCTTTTTCTTTTTAGGTTGTATTCCTGGTTCGTGTGTTGGTGGCAATGCCACATTAGAACCATCCCCTACTGCATTTGCAGGAGCATCCTCAGCAAGTTTCCAACCCTTTGCTAAATATTCTTTTTCTTTAGTCTTATCTATTACTATAGTCTTACCATATTTAGAAACCATAGTTTCTTTTTTAGGGTCTTTAAGTTGTCTTGGCAACTTATCTTCCTGAAACCTTTGTCTTAATTCTTTTAAGTTCATAGTCTTAATCTCTCTATGTTATCTTCCGATATAACTACTTTTGCGTTTCTATCTTCGTTATAAAGTTCGTATATATTAACTCCAAAAAATTTATCACTAGGTTTAATATCATATTTTGTAGAAACTAAATCACCAACATCAGCTGTAATCTCATTATGTAAATCTCTTAATTCATCGGTCACCGTAAATCTACCTTTTGGTAAATAATCCATTTCTAAACCTTCTCTCAATTTATTATCATACTTAATTAAATCATTTTCTACTAGGTGTCTATATAGTGCTTTTTCAATATCATTTGAATTTAAATAATTCTCTCTATCTTCTCTCAATAACATAACTAAAGCAGCTGCATAAGTTCCTATCTTTGACTTACCACCTGGGACAAGATGTATCATCCTTTTCAAATTAAATACAAATCTATGTAATAAAGTATAAGCAGTTTTTTCTTTACTTGTTTTAAGTGTTCTTGCTTTTCTTAATACCTTACCTGCCTTATCAATGATACCTAATTGAAAAGCTTTTGTCTTTTCAAAAGGTGTAACCAATAATTTAATGACCCTATACGTAATTAATAAATCTATCGCTCTGCCCATTATAGTTCCTGTAAACTCTTTAAAATTGTTTTGTTAATCTTAACACTTTTTAATTCTTCATCTTTTATATAATTTAAATAAAATAAAAATGTTTTAAGTATTACCCAAAACTCTCTTTCTATTTTAAACAATAGCAATGTACAACAAACTTCTACACCAAAAACATTATGTAAAACTACTATATGATTAATAATTAATCTAGTTTTCAGTTCACCTGTGGTTTTCCATTTACGAAATAATCTTTTGAGATATTTAAATCTCTTTATATCCTCATTAAATTCTTTTTCAGAATCAAAATTTGGATTATCATAATTTTTTATAGCGTAAAAAAGCCAATTATCTTTTGTTATTTTCTCAAACATTAACCATTAAACTAATTCAGCGTATACCTTAACAGCGCCGTTGTCTAATGTTTCGTATTTGAAATTAATATTTAAATCTTTGCCTTCTACTTTATCATCATTAATATCAGAACCATCAGTATCTTTGCCGAAACGGCCACCAAATCTAGTCACTCCAGTTGAAACAGTTCCAGATTTTTCAGCACCAATTTTTATTTGTTCTTTAAAATCTAAACCAATTCTATGTAGGTTTTGTTGTAAATTATTAATAGCTGCACCAGGATTTATATATTCCCTGTCAGCAAGAGCACCTACAAATGCGTTAACTCTGGAAAGGACTTCACTATCTTGTATATTGTGTACACCGATAGATGAATCCTCAACAGAACCTGCGTCAACATCATTCCACTCTTGTAATTTTTGTTTAAAAGTTTTCATCCTTCTCCTCTTTAATTTTAGCAAGAGATTTGGAGTCCTCTCTTAACTCCGCAAATGTTTTTTTATCGTCAGCGCCTTCGGCGCAACAAACATCTTCCTCAAAATCTCTTACCTTTTTATCCATATTAAGTCGTTGCAATGTTTAAAGCAGCTTGTTTATCTGCAGGCATTACTTTTTCTTTCTCATTTAAATCAACTCTACTATCCGTTGCACCATCAACAGGTCTTCCTGTTGTTGCTTTTGGATCTTCAAGTTTTATTAACTTATCAACTTGCTGAATTGCACCGTAAAGAGCATTTAGATTACTTTTCATAGTACCTAAATCCTTCTCAACACTTGTAATTCGGCCACTCACCATATCAAAGTCTACCTTCAATTTAGCTCGTTCATCTTGTAATGTTTTTATATCAATTGCCATAATATCTCCTTTTATAATTATAAAAATTACGCTGTTGCGTAACCATTTCCACTAACAATATTCCAATTACTATTTTTAAATACCAAGGTAACACTTTCGCCTTCAGCATTTAAAAGAACACTTGTATATCCTCTTAAATTAGTAGGTGTAATTGTTTGAGCATACGTACCAGACGTTGCTGTATTTAAAATGATTTTGACTTGTCCATCAGAACCATCTGCAAGTGATATAGTTTCTACAGCTGCCGTGCCATTTACTTCCGTAATTGCACTAGTCACATCAGCTGCTGATGTTGAACCAGAGCTTGTAATTGCTTGAGATGTTTGTCCAAAACCAAGCCACGAAGGCATATTATTGAACACATCTGCTGCTGTAATTTTCTTGTTGATAGGCGTTCCTGATGGATCGTCTACCACGTGAAACAAATCTGCCGCTGCTAATGAGTCGCCCAAATCTGTTAATGCTGTTATTTTTTTATCAGCCATTTTATTTTTCTCCTTATTTTATCCGAGTTAACGGTAAACTACTCTAGGCATACACCTAGACCATTTGTTATTTTTATTTATCAAGGGTAGAATTGTCTGTGTTAATCTTCTACCCTTAATAATTATTTATATTCATTAATATAATACTACTATTACGAAGCTGTTGCTGTAACCGTTCCAGCTGCTGTTCCTTGTGCTGCTGTAATAGAAACTTCAGAAACTGTGGATGTTCCAGCGTCTTTCACAGAAGTTGAACCTGCTTTTACCAAGTCCTCTTCTGGTATTGACAATACATCACCTGCTTGAATAGCTGAATCTGCAGCTCCAATTACAAGTGTAAATGTAAGTTCATTTGTTCCAGTTCCACTAGCATACCTTAAAGTAAGATTAGCTCTGGAATCATTTTCCACATTCATTTTCAATCCTGAACCTGCTTCAACAACATCAACTGCTTCGTTATAACGAACTAATGTTGTTAATGTTCCGCCTTCATCTACCTTCCATTCTGTAGTAACCAAATCTACAGAGGAAATAGTTGCAGCACCAAGTTTAGTTGTTAGTTTTCTCATTGCTACCAACACTTCAGGCTGAGCAGAAGCATTATCGCTACCAGTACGTACATTATTTGGTTCTTGTACCCAACCACGTGTACTAGCAAAGACTAACTTCTTTTCTGCTGTAGTCAAATTTTTAGGTTTGGACTCGTCTGCGTCCGATGCTCCCCATAAACTCATTGTGTTCTCCTTTTTTAAATTAATTAATTTGTTAAAATATATATTTTATACTATTTATAATATCAAAACCCCAATTTTTTTAGTTCTGATATGGTTCTATTCGTATCAGTATGGTATATTCCTATACCTCCTGCGTTATTAAAATTCTTCACATTTCTAATATAGTCATCTATCAAAATCGCAGGACCACTACGTAATTTAGCATAGTTAGATTTCTCTGACCTAGTTACCAAATTCACTTTCGTTCCTGACAATCCAATTTTATCTCTCAACCACTTTTTCTTCCCTGGTATACAATTCGGATCAAAATTATTAGGTACATATGCACTTAATATATGTGGTCTATATTTTTTTATAAACCTCCACAATTGTTGACCACCTTTCATCCAAGGTAGGGTTGACCAAAAATTCTTATCTGCAACAATCGGCGCCCACTTTTCTTTTGAAGCAGGTAGGTTCTTCCATTTTAAAATTGGAATTCCTGTTAACCGTACTGCCGCCACTTTAAAGTCTGCCAGTACGCCATCCATATCGCAATAGATACGTGGCAGAATCATTAATTTAAACCTCTCTTATATTCGGTCTTGTATCAACCTTTGAAACTTTTTGTCCTGTAGCAGTTTTACCACCAGCTAATTCATCTGAATTATCCTTTTGAGCTGCTAAATGTTTTTTAGGACCTTTTAACATATCTGCTTTGTAAGGTCCTCTTCTATCCAAATGACCTGCCCCTTTAGCAATACCTGGTTTTAATTTTTTTATTTTACCACCTCTTGCCAAAAAGTCTTTCATCAATTGATCCATTTGCTTTTGTTTCTCTGGACTTAAAGCTTCATATTTAATACCAAATTCTTTTTTAATATGGTCTTGTTCTTCTTTAGTTAATGCTTTAGATTCTTTAGTATCTTTATCTTTAGATTTGCTTTTCTCAGCATTTTTAAGTGCTACATCATTAACTGAATCTATATCAGTATCTTCTTTCTTATCATTACCTATGTAAATATTAGTATCTTCATTAACTTCTATTAATTTTGATAAGTGTGGTATATCTGCTTGTTTAATTGCAAGTTGTGTAGGTATATCCATTTTCTTAATCAATGCTTTAACAGCAGGAGTTACATCTGAAGCCTTCTTACTCTTCCATGTATTTTTGATATTGTTTATTTGGTGTGTATTTAATTTACTTTTTAAATAATC